ACGGTTCAGGATAGTCTGGACACGTCGACGACAGTACGGCCGGACACGCAGTTCCAGATTCCCGTTTCTTCCCGGGCTGAAGTGGAATGGAATACCCTCTGCCAGCAATTCGGCACCGATATTCCGGATGGCCCATTCCTGCCACTTCTTAGTCCACTGTGCCGGTTTCTTGTTTTTCCCTTGCGAGCGTTTTTTCCCGGTCATAGAACAGTCCCCTTTCCATGTTGGTCACGATATTGGCTCCGCAGTTCATCCGGTCCATGCGGTGGGCGGCGACCCAGAGGAACAGCGAGTCGTCTCCCCACTCCCCCAGACCCAGCGACAGTGCCAGTGTCGCCTTCCGGATCTTGGAAATGTCTTCGGCGGTTTGCTTGCCACCGATTATTTTCATGTCTTCCGATCCACGCTTCGTCTGACTGGCGATCCAGCCGAACAATCCGTGCCTCGCCAGCACGGCCCGGTAGTCCCGGTACACGTCGGCGAACTCGAACCGTCTTTCCGGCTGTTTACGCATCGGTCGGATCTCGTCGTCGTAGTCGATTAGGATGGCGTCGGCGACGAACCCCCTCGAACGTTCCTGCTCCCAGATGTTCTCGACGGCACCGATGGTCGTGTTGCCGTCCGTACAGTCCACGATCTTCAGCTTGGAGCGGACCAGCCTCTTGTACCAGAGGAACCGCTCCTTCATTCTGTCGGCCAGTTCGTTCAGACTGGTGATCGGCATATTGGAAATAGCGGCGTCGTAGCGGTCTTCCAGATCCTCCTTGGGGTCCTCCAGCGTGAAGTGCAGCACGTTTAGCCCCTGTAGTACGTAGGCCAGGGCAATCCAGATGAACAGCGCCGTCTTACCCCGCTTGTAGGGTGCCAGGATCAGTCCCAGATGTTTCCTGGCGATGATCCGGATCATCCTGTCGATCGGATCTATCAACAGAACCGGAAACCGGTCCCTCCTCTGTTGCATCATTCTTCTGGCTATCCGTCTCTCCAGATCCTTCTCGGAGAAAAGATTTATCGGTCTGCCGTTGTCCCTGTCCAGTCCCTCGACGGCTTCCCTTGCGATGCGGAGGAACTCGTTCGTCGTCATCCGCCCCGTCTCGATCAACGAGGTCATGCGTTGTAGACCGACGGCCAGATGGTGCTGAATCTTGTACTGCCTGACCTTGTCCAGTATCAGATCCGGGGCCACCCGCTTGTGGCCGTTTGTCAATGTGGCTCCGTAGTCCAGTATCCTCTGCTTGTTCTCCGGTTTCAGATTCTTCTGCCGGAGGGCCTCCTGTAGTTCCACGTCCAGCATCTTTCCGACTGGTTCCCGATAGCGGTTCCAGAATTCCAACGCCACGGCGGCGACGGTGAACCGTTCCATCCCCTCCTGTGGCTGCTTCTTCTGGAAGTCGTTATCGGTCAGCAAATGAGAAGCTGTTTTTAGGAAGTCCCGATCGTTGACAAGCAAGGCCAGGACCTCATCGACGAAGTGCTCATTCCGAAACAGATCCCATGACTCCTCCTGCGACATTTTTGACTCTCCCCTTCAGCATTTTTCTCCTTACCTCACTCCACCGTCCTTATTCGTCTGCCGTGTCTTCCAGTATATTGGCCATCGATGCCATCTTGTAGAACAGCGGCATCCGCTTCCAGACGGCGTCGATAGCCCTTTCCAGTTGTTCGTATTGTCTGTACTTCGTTTGCGACTTCCCCGACTTCTTCAGTTCACCGGCCTGCCTCTTCTCCGCCATCGTGGCCTGGAACCTGGCCCTCTGCTCGCCAGTCCACTTCTTTCCCTGCTTTCTTTTTTTCACCTTCGTTCTCCTTTCTAACCAGATTTACTGAACCATCCAGAAAATAACCCAGACGAAGATCAGTGTCGAGACACCGATCCTCAGGATGCTCTTTCCCATCCCGTCTCCTTTCCATTTCAATTTTAGTTCACCAGCTCCCCGCATTCGTGTTCCTCCAGACAGTCCCGACAGAAGCTGTCGCCGCAGTGTGGACAGAACCCGACGGCGAAGGTCGGTACGGGACTCTCCGGATCGTCACACGCGGAACATCCCTTCGAACAGTGGACGTGACTGGTAGAGTTACAGACCTTACATCGTTCTACCACGGGTTCCCCCGGTAGCGTCTTTTTCTTAGCTTGCTTGCCCATCGTCTCCGGTCCTCTCTTTCCAGACCGATTCTCTTTCGGTACTCCTTCACGGCCAGGATCGGATCCGTTGAGTAGCTTCTCCCGGGCAGGTCCCAGATCCTGGCCCACTGACTCTGCTGGGTTTCGACTTTCCATCTTTTTTCCGGCTCACCGTCGGGAAACTGTTCCCGGATCCTTTCCCTTAGGAACTCCTCCGAGACGCGACCGACGAACGTCGCGACAGTCACGCCCAACCCTTGCTCTTTTTTGTATCTGGCGTGCCTCGCACGCCAGAACGGCAGGAGCTGGCTCATAATCCAGATCAGGCTGACGTGGTATTTCTCTTCCCACTGTTTGAGTCTCAGGAGCCGTATCTCATCGTTCTTCTTCAGCCGGAACCATTTTACACCGAACCAGTGCTTCATAATGCGCTCGACTTCCACCGAGACCCCCACCACTCTCCTTGCCAGAATTCGCTCCTGCTGCGTCAACTTTTTCTCTCCCTATACCCTATTAGGCATATTCAGTCATTACAGCAATATATCAGATTGAGGATTACTGAGATTATCATCTTCAGTAATCCCTTACTAAAGTAAGAGGCCGCCAGCTACTTTATCGAGACGAGTCTCTTCTCAGCGAGATCCAGAATCTGATCCGCACCTTTAGCCATGTCTATCTTGAACACTGGAATACCCACCTTCCTCAGCGCAAACCGTCTCGCCCTTGCTGCTTTCTCGAAACGGTTCCCCCGATCAGCGATGTCAAAATAGATCAAACCCTTCTTGCCGTCGCACAGCCTGACACCACGACCGTACTTTTGTATGCAGTCGTTTCTGGACTTCATCGCGGCGGCATCGATCATCAAATCGATCCGTTTGATATTGATGCCCTTCTTGAAAACCTTGTTCGTGAGGATTACTTTCAGGTGGCCCTTCTCCATCGCGTCTTTCGAGGCGACTCTGTCCCCGACGTCCACCTGTCCGAATACCAGACTGTGAGGTACACGGCAACTGTTCAGTGCCTGACTAAGGTATTTTAGATGCTTGACTCGCTCCAACAACACGACAATATATTTACCCCGCTTGTAGGCCTCCCGGACCAGCTCTGTGATGGCGTGATTTCTACTTCGGCTATCGACGATTAGACTCTGATACAACTCATGGTACCGCTGTCTGTGTCGCGTCCGGACCCAACGCCAATGCGGATTTCCCCGAATCGGCTCATCGTAGGATGACTGGTCAACCTGAACTGATATCGCCAGTCCTTTTGATAGGAAGCCCTCCCTGACTCCCCGCTCCAGCGGGTAGTCATAGACCATCGGTCCACAGAGATCGTAGGCCCGGTACGCCACGTTTCTCTTTTTCATTTCCAACGTTGCTGTCAATCCGAACACGACCGGTGGCCTAATCGTCGTCACCGTTTGAAAGTTCGAACGGTTCAGCATCAGATGGATTTCATCTATAATGACACATTGCAGCCGATTGGCCCACGGAACGAACTTGGGATCGTATCGGTGTCTATGGATTGTCTGAACCGTAGCTACGGTAATCCGCTTTGGATTGAACTGCTGGTTGCCGATGTTCCCGACCGGCTCTCCGGTTACTGCCGAAAGCTCTTTCTGTGCCTGGTCCAGTAATGTTAACTCGTCGACAAGAAAGAGTGCCGATCCCTTGAGCGCCCGGAAGTACATTCCGGCAATGAATGTCTTTCCCGTCCCAGTCGCATTCAGAATCAGGCCACCCGTGCCCGATGCCTTTAACATTGCCTTGACGCACTCGACCTGATAGGCTCTCGCCTTGTCCTGCCCATCCAATGTTAGTGGAACGAAATCTGGAGGGCGTCGGTTGTCTTGCACACTGAAGCTGGTCGTCGCAGCCCGCTCCAGTGTCGTCCGCAGCGCAAGAAACACACCGGCGCCCACCACATCTCGATGCAACAAATGTAAGTATCCGTCCCACCCCCGTGGCTCATCCGGATCGGCTTGCCCCTTCTTTACTTTACTCTGCCACTCTACATATACTTTTCCGGCATCGGTGTACTCCCATCCCGGCCGCCTGTACTTGAGAACGTCGTTTAACTCCTCAGGATACGGCCGAACGAACCGTGCGTGCCTATTTGTCAGGACCACCTTTGTCGTTTGCATTGCTCACGGCCTTGGCAAGGGCGACGATGACGCGTGAGTTTTTTCTGCGACCACTGCCCCTGATGCAGAGATTATACAACATCGCGACCGGGATTACAAGAAAAACTTCTTAGTGCAACGAGACGGAAACAGCATCAGACAGTGACATCTGCTCCAAAAACGACTGATTATTTGCTGGGAACGCTAAAGAAATCGCGTCGGACATTGTCGCCATCTGATCCGAGCACGATATGGCCGACAAGAACAACTTGATCGAATCCAATTGCAGTGGCAGGGTGTCCCCCATCCCCATCGTCATCGGAAGCAGACTGAAAAGGAACGAGTCCCCCATCGTCAACGATTCCTCAATAGACAGCGGATAGGTGGCTGCGTACGTCAACGGCAATATCGTGTCTTGCCACGGCGAAAACTGGTCTATAAGATTCAACGAGAACGATTGTTGCCGATACCGATACCAAGCCAGGACTGTTCCCGTTGTCGGTGCAGAAGCAAACGTAATTACATTCGAGCTGACCGTGTAGTCGACCCCTTGAATTTGCAGCACCTTGTTCTGAAACAACTGCATGCTCTGGACTGGTGAAGGAATATTCTGAAGCTTGAAGACTACGTTCGAGCCATTTACCGATCCCGACGGCGTCTCGGTATCCGCGAACCGCTCTCCGGCGTGAGGACCGGCTCCACCGTTTGCTTCCGGCAGGATTCCCTGTACCTGCTGCGTTAGGTCTATTCGCTGCGCCATGCTAGTTCCCAGTCAGATACTGATAGTTGACCACGAGCGTGCTCCCGGAATTCGGCGGAAGGGCGAACGTGATCGTATTCGTACTGACAACGTAGTCCGTGCCCTGCGTCTGCAACAGCCCGTTTAGATATACCTGCACTGTCGAGGTTATCGGAATATGAGCCAGCGAAAAAGTAGCGTTCGAACCGTTGATGGCCCCGTTCGGCACTTCTCCGGTTATGATGTTCTGATTATTATTCGTCCCTCCCGGCGGTGCTCCCGGGCTGGTTCCGAATGTATTGTTCTGATTCACCCGGAAGCCAGTGTACGTCGTATAGCTGAAATCCGTCGAATTGTTATTTCCGATGTTATCGTGGAAGCTAGTCCCCGTCGAACTCGACCTCGTCGGCTGCCCATAGAATCCGGCATAGAACAAGAAACCGTTCGAACCCGCAGCCGATCCAAACGAACCGGGCGAGGCCGGAGCCGTCGTACAATTGATTGCTTTGTTCCCGGAAATCTCCGTATTATGCGTCACCGGTCCGGGAAAGAAGTAGCCCGACTCTCCCGCACAATCTCTGAACTCGTAGCCAGTGTAACAGGTGTTCAAGGTATTTCCGACGATCGTGTTCTGGTATCCACCCCAGTCCAAGATCCCACGACAGGCAGGCGCGTTCTGAATCGTATTTCCTTGCAGCGTCGAATTCCGCATCAGATCTATTTCAATGATGCCGGGATCGATGATCGCCGACGGATTGTAGGGACCGGCGTTGACGGAATCGTGAATGAACGTATTCGAGATCTTTACCCCCGTACTGTTCAACCACTGTATGGCCACCCCGTACGGCTGCAGCACGTTCACATTCCCAATCGTTGAATTGTCCGCACATACGAATCTAGCCAGAGCCGTCGGATAGAATCCGTTTCCCGGTACCGGATTACCAGATAAAATGACCGTCTTGGCGCTCTGTACATCCCCATTCAATAGCACCTGACCCGAGCCGGTAATTCCTATTCCCGTATTTCTCGGACCCTCACTGAAAGCTGTCCCGGCAAGATAGCCCTGCCAGTCCACCTGCAAGCCACAAGCTCCCAATCCCGTAGCGACGTAAACGTAAACGTTGTAGTTCACAATCCCGGATACTCCCGAAGTCACGTTAATCGTCCATGCAGTAAAAGCCGGAACAGGAACAGGATTGAAGCAAACTAGGATCTGCGACTGACAGCCGACGTGTGCGTATGCTGGATCGAAGTAACGGGCATCTGATTCTATAATGCTGGTCCACGTGTTCCCTTTAGAATCCCCAAGGTATACATTCGGATCCTGCGCCGACGATACACCCAGATTCGAAGTACCGACCAGAGCAATTAGCATTGATCCCGCTGGAACGGCGACAGAATTACCAGCAGAGATATTTACCGAGAACGGTGTAATGTTGCCAGCCGATGCTAGAGCCGTGAAAGTCGGTGTATGTCCGATGAGCGCCTTCATCGCAGCCAGAACCTGCGTACCCATCGCATAGTAACCATTGTAGTGACTGGTTGCGGTCACCAGATTCTGCGCCAACACGTTCGTCCAAGCCACATTCGGATCCGCCGTGGTGCCGATCGAAGGATACTGCGTGAACAATGCCGGCGTCGTTGGCGTCTGTAACCCGGCGATCGAATGCGTCCACTCCGAAGACCCCACCCAGAGCATCATATCATTCGACGTCGTCTGTATCGTACTGGTCATCACCTGTGGACCGGTGGCCGATTGGATAGAAACCCTCTGTACTCCGTCGATAAATTGTGCCCCACCCGGTATCGGATGTACACCCGACAGAAGTGACTTGTTCCCGATCCAGGCCTTGTTCATAATAAGTGCCCAGCCCAGACTTCCATCCGTTGTCGAACTGACCATAGATTCCGTGGCTGCCGGATTCGCAAGTAACGTCCCGTCAATTTCCAGCGTGACTCCATCGTCAATCAACAGCGAATAGGCCATCCTCCCATAGCGACAACTAGGCGCTGCGAAGTTCGCTTCATCCAGTGCTATCGGATTCACCATACAGGTGACGCCCTGTGGAATGCAGACCGTCGTCAACCCTCCCGTTGCCGGCCCCGTTGACTTGAGTAACGACATCGAAAACGTGAATGCCACCCCACCCCACGCGTTCCCACCCCACACCGGACTGATAGCCGCATTCATTGTCCATGTCGAAAATGCCAGTGCGGTTACAGGGACAGCTCCATTCAGCCCATTCTGCTGCGGTGTGTTCTGATAACCAACCTGCTGGAACGTCGGTGGTAACTGCGGGTTGACTCCGGCAGCAAAGGCATTCACGACAGCCGATAGTACAATGCTCTCTCCAGTTCCAGGATAAGGACTGATCGGTGCCGGAACAAATGGCCCCGGCGGCGTCTGACCCATAATTGATGCAAAGGAACCGTGAGGCGTACCATTAGGATCGACACCAGAAAACTCCGCGGCAATTGCCGCGATGAACGAATTGAACTGCAATCCAGGTATCGTGATCGTGATCGTCGTCGGGGCTGATGTAGTGACGGTTGCCATATACGTATACAGCCAGACTTCCCCGTCGTTCCCCTGCTGCTCACCCCGCCAAAAAGTTCCATTGTTATCCGTAACCGTCTGCGCGTTAGAGTTCGATCCCGCATAGTCAAAGGCAGAGAACGCCAGGAACATCATATTCCCAATGACGGGCGTCAACGGAAACGTAAGTGTCAACGTACCGCCGTGCCCGTTCTCGATATGATTCGTTATACTCTGCACCAGAATCGCAGTAGCTGTCTGCACCCCCTGATTGCCCAGAAAGTTCTGATGCGCCTGATCCAGTGCCTTCTGAATCGAAGCGGTGTCGTCCGTCGTGCCGTTTCCGGCGGCCCCGAAAGATCGGACGTCCAGACAATTAAGATTCTGCTGCTGGCCGCTAGGCACGAATGCTGTCGTCCCAACGTTGGCCAACAGTGGAACCGATGGCTCGTTCAGCAGATTGAAAAACCGGGCGTACAGCAGGACCACCGGAACCAGTGTCGAATTGTCGTACGTGTAGGTCAGCCCGGGATCGTTTGGCGAATACGGCAGCGTCAGGTTCGCATATCGGTAGAGGACCTGCAGGAAAGAGTATCCAGCTCCCGAAGCCGGAATCGTTGCCAGCGTCGTTCCACCTGCTGCTATAGATACATTGCCAGCCGTCATGTCTCTACTTCCACAGAAAATATCGCATAGAACGTGCCAGGAAACGTAACGGGCGTCGTTCCGTTCAACGTGGCAAATGAGATAAACACAGCCCCGGTCGAATCCTCTCCCTCAGCCGAGCACACCCGATTATCCGTCGGGCTGTCCGATACCACCGTCACTGACGAACCACCGGGAAACAAATGCGGCCCTCTGTCTATTTGCAGTCCATAGATATTCTTGTCGAACAGTGTCGGCAGGCTGACAATCAACTGTGGCCTCGTCAACTGCTGACCACCAAGCGAGGATCCCGGTATCACCGTGGTCATCGAGGGCGGAGTCGGAACCAGCGGATAGTTCACCCGGAACGCCCGCGTGAACCGCGATTTCTTTGGACCGTTGACCATCCGCATGTACCAGACCTGATCAATCTGGGACCTAGGCAACGTGAAGATCTGCCCCGTGAATGTCTGAATCAGATTCTGCGAGTTCGTTCCCCATCCCGTATCCGACCGCCTCACTTCCACACCCGTCACGGGCGGCGCTCCGAGATCCACAATCACCTGCGTACCATTGATAAACTTCAATCGGGCATTGAACAGGTTGTCCAGATACGTCGTGAAAGGCGTTCCCGGAGCAGGCAGATTCTGAGGGTCCGGCTGATTGGCTGTCTCTGAAGGATCCAATATTCCGGTCGGACTCGTCGGCAAAAACCGTCTTAGTAGCTTGTCCAGATAGAGGTCCTGCCCGAATGAGATCTCATACTTCAGGATTTCCTGGAACAGCTCGAGGACCGATATCCGTACCTGCCGGACAAGAAATTGGGCCCAACTGATCCCTCTCATCGGCGACGTCACATTCAATTTTCTTCCGGACCGCGGATAGTCCTGCGTTGGGTCTGCAAAGTGGCTCTCTACCGTGTAGTCGCCATCGTACTGGACCGTCTCCCGGTCCACAATCTGAGCCTGGCCGGCCAGGTCCGTCTCGTCGCTGGATCTGGGCGTGGGTTTCATATCGGTAATGATGGCCGTACGCAGTCCGTTGTCCCCGACCAATGTCGACTGCTGTGCAATCGAAACCGGATCCTGGATTCTAGATACGGCGTGCCCGGCCTGCCAGGCCGTCATCCAGATGCGCGCACCCACTCCTGGTATTCGATTCTGGTAGAACTGCAACTGGTCAGTATCTCCCACCTTGTTACAGGTGGCCGTTATGTCCTGGTCCAACCCGAAGCCCATCGGGTAGTTCGCATACGGAGTAATCGCGACTCCCTCTGGCATCGCCAGCGGATCGTCCGGATCGAACGGAGGCAGCTGTCCTCCCGTCAGTGCCAGCGGATTCAATACCGTTGCCCCCGACAACGAAGCAACCCGCAGCAACGCCTGCGGCGGTTTCCACAACATCGTGTAGTTTACCGTCAGATTCAGCTGCTGTGAATTCAGCAGCACATACGCACCAAACGAAGGCAACGGCCCCGAGCTTGTGTACCTCGTTATTGTCGGAATGTACTGCGGGACAAACGGATTGTTCATCGTGGCTATATTGTAGGCCTGAGCCAGGTCGATATCCGTAATCGTGAACGTCACCTCGGCCTGCGACGGCAAGTAAGCGTCTCCGAATGGCGTCCCGGCCAACGTCCTGTAGACCTGCTGATACCGATAGACCCTCTTTGCCGCAATCGATGTCTGCAAGATGTAATGATGATTCTGGACGGTGACGACTGGCGTCCCGACCAGCGCTCCCGAGACCATCGGGCTAATCTGAATACCGTTCGCTCCCGACGCTGTCGGGACAATCGTATGTCCCGAGGCTGTTCTCACATCGAAGCCGGCCACACAGAATGGCGCCGACAGATTTCCAGAATTGGCATAAATCCCGCCCAGTATCCCTATACTGACATCATTGAACTGGAACTCTCCGTGCTGGACCACCAGATGCCCACCCAACTCCAGCCCGTTGTTCAGCAGCGTGTAGGTCTGTCCGAGCCCTCCCGAACTCGACGGCCCGGCGATTACATTTAGCGCTCCCGCCAGAACCAGCTGACCGAACGGGTCTTTGACGGTCCATTGCGATGTATTAAAGCTCTGCTCTGTCCAGTCATCCTGCAACAGAAGGGAAGTGTCCCCGTGAAACAGCGTGTACTTGAGCGGGAAATTTCCCGTGAATCCATCGCCGACAAAGTAGTCATCCCTCGTCTGCTGTGGCTCGACGTCCCCGACCACAATACAGTCATTGATCAACGGTACTGCAAGAATGCCAGTTTTCAGAGCTCCCGGCACGAACTGCTTCTGCGTCTGGTTTACCTCGTCGTAGCTGATCCCAAGCGGCGCGTCTCCGTAGGGCGCAAAGTAGATTTTCTTTCCGATGACCTTGTATCTGTATTGAGCCTGATCCCCGAACTGCTTTGCCACGTCCGCCCATTTACTAGATGGATCGTACGAAAAGTAGGGAACCAGATCCCCGTTCTGCACGTTCGTCGTGTCGAAGAAACCGGCAGCCAGCACGTTCGAAAGACTGGAAAGGATCTGGCCCATCGTCTGATTGATATACGCGGCGATGAACGGAACGGATTTTATATTCAGCAGGTACTCGTCCGACGTGACTTTTATGTCCAGCTCGTAGTGCTGGAACTTCTGTCCCGATGCCCGCTGGCTCATCCCCAGAAACTTCCATTCGGGATTGTTCGTTACATAGCCCGTAGCCAGATAGGCCCCCGTCACCGACAGTGGACTCGTCGTCGAGTAAAACTTTACATACGCCATCGAGATCGGAGCCTTGAACGTCCCGTCCACGTTCGACAACGTGAAGGAAAACAGCGTCGGCGTGTTGATCGAATCCTCGATATCCACCGAAGCAGGAACCAGAAAATGCGTGTAGTCTACATCTCCCAGTCCATCGCCGTTATTGATGAGCAGCTTCAGCATCAGAGTGGATTAGATGTCTCCCCGTAGAATCCGCCGACTCCGTACCTGGACCGCGTCTGATACACCGCCATCAGGTGATTCTCCAGCGTCGCGGAGTTCCCTTGTCCGGTCTGCAGATTATATAAATTAGTGTGCGCCTGCACCCTCGCCATATCCGCGTTTATTTCCTGCATCTTGAACTGGGTCAGGGCCGTTTCGCTGGCCACTCTCTGATTCGACAGTGACGTAATCTGCTGCTCGACTCCCAGCCTCGTCTGTGCAGCCGTGACGTGATCATTCAGGGCAGACGACGTTGCGGTCATGGCTGAAGCCACCATAGAGCTTGTGGCTGTCGATGTTCCGGACCTCGTTGACACAGCCAGCACACCGGGCAGGCCCGTGACATGAGTAGCCGTAGGAGCCGTCGTCGAGAGTATACCCGGCGCAGCCGTCGTCGTCGTTGCTGGCCCCACACCCGAACCCATGCCGAACAACGAGGCCATGTTCTGTACAAACCCGTTCAGGTTCGACGCCAGGGCATCCAGTAGCCCACCGACCTGTGCAGCTCCCCCTGTCGGAGCAAGAACCGGTCCGACCGTGATTCCCTGCATACCACCCGGAATCGTCGAAGCAAGCGAGGCGACCGTTGCCGAAGTCGAAAGCTGATTCTGTTGATTGTAGTAAGCCAACGCCTGCTGATACGCCAACTGATTCTGCAAATCTATTTCCCTGATTCCGGTCGGAACAGGCGGTGTCGGTGCCAGCCCCGGCTCGGCCGACATCGGTATGTAGAGCGATCCCAGACCCAGCATCGTCAACGCCGTCGGCAGATTCGTCGGAACCGCTCCCGAGAAAGCGGCTACTTCCTTCAATAACATGGCCGTACTGGCGTCTTGCTTGTCTATCTGGGCATCTTGTAAGGCGACCAGCTGCGTTTCCAGCCCGACCCTCGTCGTCGCCAGATTGAATATATGTTGCTCGTTGTCCAGCCGATGCTTGGAAACGGCAATCTGTTCATCCAACTGGGCCTGCTGAGTCGTCGCCTGTAGCATGAGCTGCTGTATCTGTCTGGCTTTGGTGACTCCCTCCGGCATCTGTCTTACCGCCACGCCCTGCGACATGATGTCCTGAATCTGCTGGTTCGTGTTCTGGATTAGTTCCTGCCGCTGGATCAACAGGTCGTTGTAATTCAGGGCGTTGTTAATGGCGTCCTGCTCCGACTGGTTCAGCTGGTCCAGTCCCTGCGTGACCAGATTCTTGAATGAGTTCTGCAGATACTGGTTCGCGATCTGGACGTTCCCACCGGCCAACACGTACTGCTGATAGGTTGAGATTATCTGCTGGATCGGCGAGACCATCGCCTGTGCTGCTTCCGGTGCCGAAATCTGCTCGACTGTTTGATCGAAAGATTTTATTACTTGTCGCTGCTGATCCTGTAACTGCAGTAACTGCTGTTCCATCGCTGGCAGCATCTGCTTCAGTGTATCGCGGCCACCCTTTTTGCCGGACAACTGCGTAACAGCCTGCTGGATTAGATTCATTTCTTCCGTGACGGCCTTGCCCAGCCCGACAGTTCCCTGCTGTACTCCAACCAGTACGGCGTTGAACTCGGCCGTGATATCTTTTGCTATCTTCTCGGCCTCTTTCTTGGCCTTGCCCGAGAACACGCCCATTACCAGCCCGACACCGGCCCCGATGGCCGCACCCCACGGACCGCCGACAGTCATGCCCAGCTGCATACCGGAGGTCAGCCCGGCCATCCCCGCAGCAAAGGGACCACCCGTTCCCTTGGCCGCCTGCATCAACCCACCGACGCTACCGGCCACCTGACTGACCGTATCGACGAAATTACTTAACTTCTCCGAGGCGTCACTTCCACCCTGCGCCATGCTCTTGAACGCCCCAATCAGCCCGTCCGAACCGAAGGACTTGCTAACCAAGTCCGTAAAGCTCTTCTCCAGCGACTTCGATATCTCCGTCAGTGAGGATAGCCCGACGGCGGCTGCCTGTGCCTGTGCTCCGACATTACCTTCGGCCCCGCCACCCGTCAGCATATCCGGCAGCGTTTTCATTAGATCCGTAGCGGTTGCCGTACCCAGTGGCCCTTCCAACGTCGGTGGGCCTTCCAGTTCTCCTTCCGGACCCGCGAATGGAATTCTCGGCCGACCGGTTCCTGCACCCGGGGCTTTTCCTGCCCCGGCGGCCTTTTCTATTGCCGGAATCAGTTCCTGCTCGAGTGCCTTCGTCGTCCTCGTAATCGCATCGTCCAACGCGGAGCTGCCGGCGACCATGTTTCTACGCCACTCGTCGACCGCGTCCTGAGCTTCTCTTAGATGCGAACCGACATCAGACAGTTTCTCTCCGGTCTTATTCGAGACATCCTGTAGTGCCTTATAGATGTCTTCCGGCCGGACCGGAGCAGCGGCTTTACCCTGCGCCATCGTCGCCTCCAGCATCGCGACGCGTTGCCGGTATTTTTC